TGAGTGGTACGATATAACTCCTTTTTCTATTGATATTCCTAAAGAGTGGACGCATAAAGCTCATGACGGTTACCATTATTTTTACGACCCTGACGGAAACAGGCTGTATATAAGTTCATCTCAATCGAATATTTCACCATCTCAATTTACCTCAGGCTATGTAGACAGCTTTCTTGATGGCTTTGCAAATTCGTTTGATGACTTTGAAGAAATAAGCAGAACTACAACTCATATAGATGACTTTCTCGCTTATCGTGTAATAGCAAATTTGGAATTATCCGGAGATAAGTATTACGGCACAATGTATGTGTGGGTGACGAAGAATTATTTGTGTTGTATGCTTTTCACAACCGAAGGCGATGAGCAATCTGAAGAATTTGATTTTTATGAAGACATCATTGTTAATTCTATAATAACATATTCTTCAAAAGATGTTCGTTCACCTGAAGAAGATTCAGCAGAAAAAGCTACTGAACCCGAAACAGAACCGCCTACCGAAAAACCTACAGAGTTTAAAGATACTTTAACCGAGCTTTATTCAGATAGCGACATAGCCGTTTATTACAGCGATACGGAGCAGGCTCCTTATTCGGATGAAGAAGTTGATGTTCATTTTTATATAAAAAATAAAATGGATAAATCTATAACCGTACAAGCCGACACCGTTATATTGGACGGCAGAAGTTATAACAATGTTGTTTGCAGTGATCCAATTTCAGCACACAGCGAGGGCATGATTGAAGTCAGTGTGAAAGATTGTAAAAACTTCAATCCATCAACCGTAGGAGCTGATTTAATATATTTCGATACAGATACCTATGATAATGACGTTAAAATGAACCTTGTCAGCAAGAAAGTAAAATAAAATAAAAAAATCCGCCCTACCCTGCGCCAACAGGATAGAGCGGAGACCATTACAACGGGTGCAATGGTGCATTTTTCTTAGCAAATATATTGTACCACAGCCCGTTAAAATTTACAAGATTTTAACGGGATTTTTGCACCCTTTTTTTGAGGTGAAATATGAAAAAATGTGTTAATAAAAGGTGCAACAGAGAGTTACAAGATGATTTTGGTTTTTGTCCTTACTGCGGCAAAAATCAAACCGACAGCAAGCCGAAAAACAGGCGCAGGACGAAAGGCACGGGAAGCATTTACTTGCGAAAAGACAGCAAGTCAAAACCCTATGCCGCCGCAAGTTCTGTCACTGGCAAGCAAGTGTATTTGGGGACTTTCGCAACAAAGCGAGAGGCAGAAAATGCGCTCAAGGATTATGAGTATAATCCCGTCAATGGCTTTAATATGACACTTGAGCAATTACACGATAAATGGGTAAAAACTAAAGCATATAAAAAACTTGGTAACAGCGTAAGAAGTAACTATGCAAGCGCCTACATCAAACTAAAGCCCTTGTATAAGCGTAAATTTAGAGATTTACGCACATCGGATTATCAATTCATCATAGATTATTACGACAACCCACATCACGAGGTCGGTGCAGGCGGTAAGCTGAAATATCTTCTGCCCAACGGCAACGGTACCTATAAAGTCACAAGCACACCGAAAATCTGCCAAGGCTTAGGATACTCAGCTCTACATAAGATTAAATGTTTTGTCACAAGTCTTTACAATTTTGCGATGCAAGAGGATATTGTAAATAAAGACTACGGCACATTTATCGAACTTCCGGAACCCGAAGAGGTAAACGCTACACGCTTTACCGATGTGCAGCTTGAGCTTATCAGACAAAACATAGGTAAAGTGCCTTATGCTGATTATGTTTATATAATGTGCTACCTAAATTTTAGAGTGAGCGAATTTTTGTCACTTACAACTGACCAATACCATGTAAGTGAACAAGGCATACCTTACTTTATTGCGGGCATAAAGTCAGATGCCGGCAAAAATCGTGTCGTTCCTATCCACCCTAAGATTTTAAAATTGGTTGAGAATTGTATAAATAATAAAGGTGAAACAATCTTCTGCCGAACACACGAAGGTTCAGAGTTTGGCAAAGCGATGAACAAGGATTATTTCTTGAAATACGGTTTTCGCCCGGCGATGCAAGCGCTGGGGTTAGGCGATGAGTTTACTCCGCATTCTTGTCGCAGAACCTTTTCAACTCGTATGTCAGCGGCAGGCGCGAGGGAGGAAGATATTATCGCACTTATGGGCCATACAGATTATAAGGTAGATATTGACCACTACATTATTCAAGAGGTTGACACTCTTTACAATGCAATAAAATTGCTGGCATAAAATAAGCCGTTCGATTACATTTCGGGCGGCTTTTTTTGTAGAAAATCTGTAGTTTATCTGTAGTATAAGAGATTAAAAGGCATAAAAAGAAGTGAATAATTTTGAAAATCGGAAATATTATAAACAAAGCAAAAAGCCAGTAAACAAGCCGTTTTTGGCTCAATTACTGACTTTTCTCTTGGCTCCCCCAACTGGGCTCGAACCAGTGACATCATGATTAACAGTCA